GAAAGAATCTCGGAAGACGCTTCCGCAACCTCAATATTGATTTGAGTTCCAAATCCTACTGAGACAGGAATTGTTTCTGCGACGCCTTCAGATGCCGTTAAGATAAACTCAGTATCTCTCAGAATACTAATATCACTTAAAGAATCCGCAGAGGCATCCGCGATAGATAAAGTTACAAACTCATCTGTAACACTTCCAAGCGAGTCACTCTCGGCAAGCGCTTCAGCGACAACCAATTCAGTTTGAGTATCTGTAATAATGTCAATATCTGGAGAAAAAGAATAACTCTCCGTGCTAGGAATTAAGACTAGACTATCTATGAGAGTAATTGAGTTTAAACTAGACAAAGCTTCTGATATAGAATCTGCGGGAGAGATCAAAACACTTGTATCAAATAAAGGTAGTATATCTGGGAAAATCTCTCCAGCCGCTTCAGATATAATTAAATCTATCTGAGTATCAGTTTTGATTAATTCTAAAGAACTTTCTGCATTTGCTTCTGAAATTGTCAGGATAACAACAGTATCATTAATATAAGTAAATTGATTAGGGGTATTTCCTATTGTATCATCACTTATTGAAATTAAAGTAATAGTATCTGTCTTAAAAATAACACCTGATAATATATCTGCCGCAGCTTCTGAAATAACAAGACTCTCTTGAGTATCTGTTAATACAATAAAATTAGAAAAACAGGTTGAGTCAGATTCAGCAACACTTAAAGCCATCAGAGTTGGGCTAGTAGTTGTTATTCCGTCTGCTATATTAGCAGACGCTTCTGCAATCATATTCTCAATAACTGTATCTGTTGCGTAAACAATCTGATTGAGAGTTTCCGCATTCGCAAAAGCAATACTAATTTCCTTTTGAGTATCTGTAACTACACTTCCAAAAGAACTTTCTGATATTGCTTCGGCAATTACTAATACAGAAGTTGTATCTGGCGCGGTGTTATATGTTATTTCAGAAGAAGCATCTGATAATGCCTCCGAAATAGATAATACTATATTGGTGTCAGTCCTAAAACTAATATCACTTAAATTATCAACAGTAGAATCGCTAATCCCCAAAGACACTATAGTGTCTGTTGAATATGTAATTTGATTAGGAATGTCTGCAATAGCATCTGAAATAACGGGTGGTGCTCTAGTATCTGTTGTACTAACGTATCCAGTTGGAATATCAATATTCGCGTCTGAGACTGGGATTGGAATAGAGGTGTCGGTTATATAGAGTAAGGTCGACGGATTGTTTCCATTAGCTTCAGTAACAATAAGTATCTGAATAGTCGTTGTTGTGATAGATATAGAATTAGGGCTGTCCCCTATTGCTTCCGCAATAGAAGAAATTTGATTACTAGGCTCAAAAGTTATAATTCCATTCAAAGCATCTACTACTGCATCAGAAATAACTAGAACTGAGTTAGTTGGCTCAACTGTTGTGATTGCATTTGGGAAGTTTCCAATTGCGCTAGAGACTACTAATATTTGGCCAGACGGTTCAGAAGTAGTAATGGTGGAAGGGGAGCTCCCTGTCGCATTAGCAGCTACCAATGTTTGACTGGAAATAGTTAAAGTGTAAAATTGAATGTTTGTGCCATAAGAGGTTCCGGCACTATTCGTAGCATAAGCTCTATAGTAATAGAATGTAGAATGCGTCAATCCCGCTATATCTCCAGAGAAAGTTCCTGTGGTTCCTGAAATAATTATTTTACTGTCTACTATTGTCGGATTCGCACTGGTTCTATAGCAAAATCCTCGTTCAGTAATAGTTGCCCCACCATCTGCTGTAATATTACCATTAGCAGTCGCTCCTGATGTAGTAATATTAGTAGCCGCAGAATCTGTTACTGTCGGGGTTAGTATGGCGGTGAAATTAGCGGTTACTGTTTTATTGGCAGTAATACTTGTATCGGTACGCGAAGCTGTGGTGACTCCATCAGACCAATTAACAAATATATATCCTCCATTAGGAACCGCTGTAACTTGAGACCCATTAGATCCATGGTTAACTGTCTGTGGAGTGGTTCCTGAAATAGTTCCACCAGTGCCTGCATTGTATGTTAAAGTATACGAATTAATATAGAAATATGCAATAACACTCTTATCTGCTGTAACATTCGTATCAGTTCTAGCTGCTGTCCCAACACTGTCTGACCAAATTAAGAAATAGTATCCAGTATTTGGGACTGCTGTTACTTGAGTTCCACTCCCTCCATTTGCAACAGTTTGAGGAGTGGTTCCTGAAATAGATCCATTACCAGCAGAGGTGTATGTAAGAGTATAATTTTGGACAGAGGAAGTGGTAAATTGGATATCTGTGCCGTAACTTGTCCCAACTGAGTTGGTTGCATAAGCACGATAATGATATAAAGTGCCAGCAGCGAGACCGGTCATACTTCCTGAGTATGAGCCTGTCGTTCCAGATACAATTATTTTTGAATTAGCAGTTGTTGGGTTTGCACTCGTGCTCCAACAGAATCCTCGTTCTGTAATGCCGGCTCCACCATCTGCGGTGACATTACCATTGCCTGTCGCAGAAGACTGTCCTACGCTAGTAGCCGCAGAAGTTGTTACCGTAGGAGCTGTTGCAGCCGAAGTTGTTGAAAATTGTTGATTAGCACTGTACGTGAGTCCGGCAGAGTTCTGTGCATAGGCGCGATAATAATATCCAGTGCTCGCGGTGAGCCCAGTTATTGAGCCATTGATAGCTCCTGCCGCCCCGGCACCCAATGAAACATAGTGTCCTGCACCAATGGTCGGGTTCGGACTTGTGCCCCAACAAAAACCTCTGGCGGTAAGCGTTCCCCCGCCATCTGAAGTAATATTGGCATTTCCAGTAGCAGATGTTGATCCTATGTTAGTCGCAGCAGAAATAGATATAGAAGGAGGGACTACTGTCACATCATTATTTGTAAACCACATTTCTTGACCAGATCCCGCATACCAGTCTCCGGCATTCGGTACAGATGTTTGTGTTCCAGAAGCGACCAATCCACTATCAAGGAAAACTTGCCAAGATGACTCATTAAGAGACAGTTCAACGATACTATTTTCTGAAGGATAAACCTCAGCAGAAAACAGAGTTGTCCATGACGGCAATGAATACATAGTAATCATGCCTGAGTTGGTGTCAGCATATACAGATAAATATGTTCCTCCAGTAGCACGAGCTATGATGGATGCATCGGGGTATCCCATACCATAGTTATAGGTAATAGCGACCCCTAAAAGGCCATTCTTACAACTGCGAGTCATGGTTTACTCCAAAAATTGAATTGTTGGCAATTTAGTCCTAGGATAGCGACGTCGATAAGGATCTCCAGTTTGGGCATCCTGATTGGGATAATTACTATCAAAGATTGCCCAATTTTCTGGAGTCGCAGCAACGATAAAAACAGGATCTCCATCTCCTATATCTCTTGTAGAAAATCCTTTATGTAGAGTAGGCTCTTGAGTAATAAAAGGGACGTTTATTTCTACTTCATTTGGCCCTATTTTTTGAGTTACTTTTACTATATCACAAGAATAAAATCTTTCTTCTAAGGCCATGTAGAATCACATCCTTAAGAAACAGTGATTCGGGCAAGTCCCAAAGCGTCAAGTTGAATAGTATGCGTTCCCGCAGGCACTACAACATCGGCACCCATATCAGCATAGCACATAACAACACCAGAAGTGGTGTCATAGAATACGATATAACGATAGGTGAATCCTGCACCAGTGGCAGTAATTACAATATCAGCTGCGTCAAAAGTAGTAATTAATGCGGCAGTCGTCAATGTAAGAGAAGTTAACGCAACTCCACCTGTGGTATACCCAGTCCCAGAAGCCACTTGGTTAGAAGTATAAGGAGCAGAAGAGAATAAGGTATCATTTGTTTGAGAAGGGGTTAAAGAACTTGTAAATAGAGCAGCTTTCATTGTATTGCTTGCGTAAGCTTGCTTTAATGAAAGTTGTGAATAAAACTTAGCATATTGCTTAGCAGTAACAGCCATTTTATCTCCTTAAATCGAAAGTTTATGTTTGGTTTGTAGGATTGCTTTCACTTTAATGGAAGCAATCCTATGTTCGTTATATCTTAAAAAATAACCTATTTGGTTGTCTTAAGTGGGTTAAAATGTTTATTAGAAGAATTCATAATGTAAAATAGAATTATTCAATACATCATAAGTTTCTCCAGCATTTAAAGTACAACGAAAATTGTAAGTAACGCCAGATGTTACTGGGATAGAACAATAAATAGGACAATTGATTGTTGTATTTGCGATAGGCCCATGCCATATTCTAGTCGTGAAAAATTGTCCATCAGTATCACTCGAAATGGATGAATTTCTAAGATAGATATCTACCCATCCAGTTGAATCAGAAAGGGATAGAGAATCAAGTCTTAACAATCCAGAAATCTTTACAGTTCCATCTCGGTTGGGAGTGAAAGCCCCATTATTATTATTGAGTGTTATTTTAGAAAGAGAAAGGATATCAGATAAGGAGGCAGATCTTGATAATAAACTCGCAGTTAGCGTCTTCATTCCAAGACTAACTGCCGCAGGATAACCTTCAAAAGTAGCAGACCCAGTCACAACAATAGATTTGTCTATGGCCAATTTTACAGTTTGATAAGCTCCGTCATAAGAAGTGGGGCTTAAAGTGACCATACCTGTATCAACACCAAGAAGATTCATCCCATCTCGATAAACAATTAGTTTGTCAGTTATAACCCCTTTTTCTCCATAAAGAGGACTAACCGAATCGCTCAATGAGGAAATAAGATCTGTCCCAAAACATCCTGTCCCTGTGAAAGAAGCTTTAGGAATTCGAACTCTTGGGGAGTCTAATTCAATATTACCACTTCCATTACTATTAAGATTATTAGAGGAAAGTATAATTCCATCATTTCCTTGTAAAGTAACCTCATCTCTTAACTGACCATTTGTTGAGCTGTGGAAAAAACGCAAAAAAGAATTCCCGAGATTATTACTTATATTAAACACACTCATAGAACCAATATTAAATCCATTTATTGCTCCGGTAAGAAGACCCCCCATTCCTTTAAGTCTTAAGCCTCCATATTCAAGAGCGACTCCCTCTAAAGGATCTTCTGTGTCAGGGTTGGTTTGGAAGAAAGATGCCCCGGTAATTGATCCTCCTATAATATCTCCTCCATAAATAGTTAAATTTCCATCCCACTTTAAATATTTAGAAGCATTCCCAATAACAAATTGATATAGATAATTTTTTAATCCCATCCAAAAGCCGCCACCCGCAGGAGGAGCGCCGTCGGTTATTTCCATACCATGATGAATTACGGGAGTATCCATATCAATTTCTGCTTTGACATAGTCTGCCTTCATTATCTGTTTCCAAGGAGTGTCCCAAGGAGGAGAAACTAAAGCATTTCCATCCCCAAGAATAAGAGCTCTTGTTACCCAAACTTCATCTGTACTATTCTCTTGAACAGGTTGTTTATCTAACCATCCAGAAGGGCTAGGAGAAGTGTTATCTGGAATAGTAACGCTCGTCGTTCCGGCAGGAAACAGCTTATAAATAGTCTTTATCCAATTCCCTGTTGGGCCAGTAACACTAGTTCCATCAGAAACGACCAATACTGTCTTATAATCAACTTGGGTATTGAATCCAGAGTCAGTATAAAGACGACAACGAATTGCTTTATAAGTATTTGATAAAGTAATAACTTTACTAGAGTTAAACCCCGATCCAGATGGAATATCAAGATAGTTCAATCCATCAGTAGTATATTGTGTTTTATAGTAACCAGTATAAGAAGCTCTTGTCTCTCCAGATGTTCGAAAAAAACTAAATAAAACTTGCGTTGGAGTAAATCCTGTAGAACTTTTTACAACTGTTTGAACACTGGGAGATATATCATAGATAACTGCGTCGTTTCCTTTCGCACCGTCTTGAACCTTATAAAGAGTTATAACATCTGATACACTAGAATCTTCAATACTAACTGTCTTGATTGTTATAGATTTTGCGGTAGTTGCCCAAAGGCCTAAAGGAGATTGATAGCCAATAGTTAAAGTTACTGGATTAGAATCTGTCCAAATTGGGTCAGTAATCCCAACTGACATTGCCGTAGTAGGAGCAGCTCCATCTAGACCATAATACCAATGGTAAGCATTCGCTAAATTAGGACTAGGAGAAGAAAGACCCGATTGAATTATCGAAAGTGTGATAGTAGTATTCCCTACAATTTGTCCAGTAGTATTAAAATTAAAAATTTGTGGCCCAATAAGAGAAAGAGTTTTCGCAATTCCATTAATTCCAGCAATAGCTTTTGATATAGTTACTGTTTTTTGAATCGTTACTCCGCCATAAATAACTTGTAATATAACTATCGCTAAGTTTGAAGTTAGTTCTGTTAATGTATAAACACCTGTAGAACTAATATTCATATTACATCCAGATTGGCTTACTTTGGAATAAATAGTAGTTGGAGAACCCGAACTTGTTTTTTCAAGAGTGCCATCAAATACTCTAAAAATTCCATTGGCAGGAGTCAAATCTCCATTAAGGATATTTCCCGCAGAATCTGCGGCTAAAGTAGTATTCTCATTCGTTAAGAATCCAACAATAGCATTGGCTCCAGTAGCCCCAGTTTTAGATTTCGCTATACTATAGCTTGTTATGTAATTTTTTGAAACTCCATTGATTACAACGGAAGCGGTGATAGTAAAAATTTCGTTGTTAGAAGTCCAGACAGTATTTTGAGAAAGGTTAATAGTTCCATTTGTGCTTACAGAAAGTTTCAGTCCATGTTGAGTAATTCCTTCTGAGGCAAGAGAAGGCGAATAGGTAATCCCAGAAGTTAATAAATTCCCTCCCTTATAAATTTTTACTGCATTCCCTGATGGGAGAGAGGTTACACCCCCATCTTTGTCAGCAGCAACTACATCTGCCTCTGAGATAAGATCAATCAAAACTGTATCATCGCCTTTTTTAGATTTAGCAATTGTATAAGTAGCATTATATACAACATTATTATAACTCGCGGCGAAAGGAAAACTTACAGAACTGCTAGCAGCAGCCCAAGTTCCAGAAAAAGTTACTACACCACTAGTTGAAATTGTCGCAGTTAATCCGCTTACAGTTAAAGCATTAACAATGTTAACTCCAGACATTGCCCCATAAGTAACAAGAGAAGGACTTAATAAGGTTCCTCCTGAATAAAGGTTAATTCCATTATCTGGAATTGCAGAATAATTACTTCCATCTGCATCCGCAGAAACAACATCTGACTCAGAAAGCAAATCAATTGTTATTGCACTATCTCCAGTCGCGCCTGTTTTGGATTTAGCGATGCTATAATTAGTAGTGCGACTTATAGAAATACCATTAATAACGACAGTTGCCACAATAACAAAAGTCTCGCTATTAGAAGTCCAGACAGTATTTTGAGAAAGGTTAATAGTTCCATTTGTATTAATGGAAAGCTTTAAACCATTCTGCGTAATCCCTCCAGAAGCCAAGGAAGGTGTGTAAGAAATCCCACTTGTTAATAAGCTACCTCCTTTATAAAGTTTAACAGCATTCCCGGAAGGTAATGTGGCAACCCCTCCATCTTTATCTGCAAAAGCGACATCAGCCTCAGAAACTAAGTCAATAAGAACTGAATCATCACCTTTCTTAGATTTCGCGATAGTATAAACGGATCTATAAGTAGTGTTATTGATACTATATTTTGCCGCAAATATAAAACTCGCAAAACTACTACTATTATTCCAAGTTCCAGAGAAAGTAACAGTCCCATCAATAGTTACACTTGCAGTAAGGCCATCTACTGTTAAAGTATTAACAATATTATTGCCAGACATAACCCCAAAAGTAATATTTGAAGAATCTATTAAAACTCCCCCACTATATAAACGAATCATATTACTAGGGATAGTAGAATAATTACTACCATCGGCTTCCGCAAATACCACATCTGATTCAGAAAGTAAATCAATAGCAACTGCATCATTTCCTTTAATTAAAGACCAAGAGTATAAGTCTTTATTAGTTGAAGCCGCAGATTCTGTATCTACTAGGATTCCTAAATAATCTCCTGGATCTGTTCCATTGTTTCCAGTAAAAGCATGATTCACGGAATCATTTGAATACTTAAAATGAATATAATGGGTTACACCATCCGCTCCCGGATATCCAATTCCATCTTCAGCAACTATCTTTACCGGTCCTTGCCAAGGGTTATCCCCGACTCTTTGTCGAAGATAAATTGTGTCAGTCTGAAATTCTACTGTCCATCCCTGAGTTTCTGGATCCGCAGTCAAATTATCTCCAGTGTGAGAATATTCAACATCTAAAACAGCCTCTGGAACTTTAAACCAAGAGTAAGTATAATCACCTTCAGTACCATCTTGCTTAAAGATAAAAGAAATCCCAGTATCAGTATTTCTAAAAATATCATTAAGGTGAGCAATCTTTTCCTCTTCTGAAGGCCAGTTAGACGCCGGCGCATTCTCTAAATCTGGATTATAAGTTCCAGACCAAGTTGAAATAAGACTATTTAAAACTGTGCCGGCAGTAGTCCCAATAATTACTTTTCTATTGGCAAAATCATTAGAAGGGACTAGCACATAAACTTGCGTTCCATTCTTATAGAAGATGGTACCAGGGTCAGGACAGAAACATGTGATAGAACTGTCTTGATACTGGACTTTATACTCTCCAGTGTTTGGATTGACGCAAGAAGATACTGTTCCCTGAATTGTCTTATCAAATTTTAATTCTGAAATTCGTTTGCGTACAATGATGTCAATTGCATCACATATATTCTTTTCAATAGTCATTTTACCTCCTTATTATAAAGAAGGGGATATTCTCATATCCCCTTCTCTAGTCTCTATTTCTTTGTTGCGTGTTGCGCTGCAATATTAGGTAGATTGATTAAAGCATCCTGAATTTGTTTTGAATCTGTGACATTCGGGAAATTAGCTGTAATCTCGACCTTTTGCTCTAAGATACCTGTTGTTCCGATTGCTCCTCCTGAGTTGCCAGAAAGAGATGAAACCAAACTAGAAGCAGAGGCCATCGCTCCTGCCTTTAAGTTGTCAACAATAGATCTAACAATAGAAACCGCAGATAATAGATTAACAGTATCTTTCTTGTTCAAAATAACCTCTTTATTATGAACAATAGCAAGCTTACCTCCACTATCTCCATCATCCCCAGTATACCCTCCAGATTCGAAACCTGGAATGTGATAATAAGCAGGCCAACTTGACTTGGCTTTTCCTGGTCCTCTAACATTGGCTCCCTTGTACGGCGCCTCAAACCATTTGCCATCTATTTCAATGCCTGTATGATGCCCTGGGTTAAGACCTAAGGTAATTTTCTTACCACGGCCCTCAGAGAACAAGCCGGCTTCCGTGCGAGTAGTAAATCTACCATAATTAAAACCAGCCTTTTTAAGCACCCAAGAGTCAAGACCTGAGCAGTCAAAGGCATCTGGACCGGCAGCTCCCCACTTGTAAGGCTTTCCAACTGCGGAATAAGCAGCAGACAATGCCTTGGCTACTTGCTTATTGGCTTCTGGAGAAGTAGTGTCTCCATCATCCCCCTTTGTAGAGTCTGTAGGGGTAGGAACCGCAAAGTTTGGAATATCAAAAGTAGTTCCTGCTTTAGGAGTGTCCCCTGTGATAGCAGTTGTATCCACTCCGCTAGTTATCGCGGAATTAGGAACATTAGTGGTGCTGCCAGCTTCTGTAGCTTTCGTCTGAATTGAAGTCCCTACGATTTTACCTGAGGCCGCAATCACCTTCTGCATTGCTATTTCATAAGCGTTAAGTTGAGAAACTACATCTTGGATAGCAATAGATTCACTTTCCATAGTAGTAACTAGGTCTGAACCAGACTTAGACAAAGAAGTTGTCTGCTCTGTTGCGTCAATCAAAGCATCTGAAATATCGTCAAAATCGACATTCGCAGATGACTGAAGCTTGTCTATTGATCCTTGGTAGTTTGTAGATTCAGTTGTTAATTGTGTCCAAAGATCACTTGATACTGACTTAAATCCACCCTCTCCTTCAATAGAATCAATCATTCCCTGAAGAGATGAAGTCCATCTACTGTCTGAGGCCGCCATCGCCACATCTTTATTATCTAAGAAAGCTTTATACTCTTCTGAATCTTTACCATATAAACTAGCATATTGATCCATCGTGCTTTGAGCATAATTTTGCTTAGATGTTTCATTGATCTGGGTTTGCTTCTGCAATAAAGCGCCATACTGGGTATCAAGAGCAACTCGACTCGCTTGCTTTTCAGCTTCTGTGCTTGTCGTATCTAAAGCAATTTCTTTTGCTTTATCAGTATACTGCTTAAAAGTCTCTTGATAATTAGTTTGACTTTCCTCAAATGCTTTCTTATCTGAATCATATTGTGCCTTTTGAGCATCCGCCAAATCTTGGCGTGCTTTGGTTAATTGCTTTTGGTCTGCCGCATAAACATAAGAATAATTTCCTTGTGCATTTCTTTGTAGTTGCATTTTTGTCTTATTGTTTTGTGCATCTTCAAGAGCAATTCTCTTTAATTCAATATCATATGATTGATTTGCTCGATCTAAGTCTCTTTGTGTAAGTACGTCTTTTTCTCTTAATGCCTTCAATTGTGCATTCATTATGTCTGTTAATTGTTTTTGAGAACTTACATCTTTAGCATTATTGATATTCTCAACCATTTTACTTTGAAGTTGATTAATACTATAGCCGGCAGTCACAGTATCAAGATAAACTGCGGCATTCTTATTAATCATCGTCCACTCTTCAGAAACTTTCTCTAGTCCTGCACCATTGGTGAGTTTATTAGCAAAAGTATCCAAAATTTGATTTATTGAATTAGTATATTTAGTAGTTAAATTATCCATTGAAGTTTCTACAAGAGAATCCAAAGACTTCTGAGTATCTTCAACTTTTAGATTAAGAGTATCCCATAGATCTGGATTAGTAATCTTATTAATACTATCTCTAGTATTTGTAAGAACTTTAAGTTGATTCTCTAAGAAAACTGCCTGAGCATTATTGTTAACTTCCTGAGCCTGATAAAAATCATCCATTTCTGAATAAGCTTTATCTCCATAGAGAAGTTTCATCAATGAAGACTGATGCTTTAGAGAACTATTAATATAGTCAAACTGACTACTGACCTCGCCAAAAGATTCCGCAGATTGAGATACCCAGTCAATAGTAGATTTCTTAACATCATCAATAAGAGTCTTATAAGAAGTTAATCCATCTTCTAATTGAGTTAATAGCGAATCCCGCATATCTGTGGCCGCACTCAAGTCATCTCCGAAGAGAGAACTATTCTTGCCATTTTGAATCTTTGTGACTTCTTCATTAACAGTGTTTAATTGAGCAGTAAGCTTATCAAGATTCGCATCCCCAACTGCATTAAAATATGTAGACAGATCAGCGATAGATACGCCAAGTTTATTAATAGCTTTATCCATATCCAAATCATTAATAACAACAGCTCTAAATTCATTCCACTTTCTTTCTGCCTCTGCGAAATTGGTACTAACATCAATAGAAACAGAGAACTTCTGGATTGTTATTTCTGTCGCTTTTGCTTGGAAATCAGAAATCTTTTGAAGAGTATCTTTCATATCTGTTTGAGTTAATTGATCATAGTTAGAAATTTCATCTTTCAGTTTGGTTAAAGCATTCTCAGCAGCCTTTTCTTTCTTCTCTTCTGCTTTTTGTGCTTTTTCTGTTTTTAGTTTATTGTACCTATCAATTTCCACTTCAACTTTTTTCTCAGCTGCTTTAATTCTGGATTCATAATTGCTTATGTTTCCTTCTTTATCAAACTTTAATCCTTCTTTAGCAAGAGATTTCTGTAATTGTTTTTCATTTAATTTTTGAAGTTCATATTTATCTTTTTCTGCTTTTACCTGTTTTGCAATTATATCTAGTTGCTTGTTAAGATTAGAAATTAATCCAGATCCAATTAACTTCTTTTGTGCTTCTGAGAGTTTATCAAAATTAACTACAAGTTCTGCAATAGTTTTATTGATATTATAATAAGGATCAAATTCAGAAGCAATTTGTTCCATTTTATTAAGATTGGCTTTTGCTTTAGTTTTGCTTCCTGAACCCGAACCTGATTTAGCAGTGGAAGCAGAAGATGCTGAAGGAATATCAATTTTAACTGTTAGGGCAGCTGTTAAGGCTTTTATTCGATCTTGAGTAGAAGCTAAATCGGCAGCTGCTTTTGAATTAGAGGTATTGTTAACATAGTCGCGAGCATTTCCTCCCTGTTCGTAAGCAGTAAGAGCCGCTGCCGCTACTGCAGCATAAGCTCCTTGAAGTTTACCTAATTCAGATCTTAAAGCAGCGAGTTTAGCAATAGCGCCTTCATGTCCCTTTGATATAATTTTAGCAACCCATGAAGCATAACTTCCAAGATTTAGTTCTTCTAACCCAGTTTTAATAACTGCTGTCCGATAGGCTAGAATTGTCGCCTTAGATTTTGCTCTCGCTGCTTCTAATTGCTTTTCCGCCAAAGCCGCTCTTTCGCTACTAGCTCCAGATTTCTTAATAACATCCTTTAAATTTGTTTCTGCGGCAATTACATCTGCTTTTGATTTTGCAACCTGTTCTTCTCTATTAGCATTGATTTCTAATAAATCTAATTGATCTTGTCGTATAGCATTACTGTTCTTATTTGTTTTATCCATTTTAAGAGTTGTTTGGATAGCCTTCTCTTGGGCATCTTTTAAAGCAAAAAAGAATTTAACTGAACTAGGATCCATTTTTGCTAAAGTTGGATTAATATCTTTGAGGGCTTTATTCAAACCAACAGCGGTTAAACTTCCCTTAGCGAGAGAATCCGAAACAGTTTCATATGCAGCTGCTTCTGGAGTTGCTGCAATCCCCTCAGCTATAATTTTAATTTTCGCAGGGTTTTCTTTTGAAATTTTATCTTTAAATTTAGTAATATTTTCTAAAGTTTTAGGTTTATCCTCTTCTGGATACATAGAAATAATAGCATTAAACTGTTTATCCCCACCTAATTTTTGGACAAAACCTTCCACTTGTGATTGAGAAATACCCTTTCCCTTTTCAGTGAAGTTAGAAGTAAGATTCGCTTGATTTGCCTGAGAAGTCGCTAAAGTCGCATTTGCGTGACTTTGAAGAAGATAATCTCTCGCAGCTTTTTCTGCTTTCTCTGCAGGGACATTATTTCGTTTGCCATCAGGCCCAGTTTCCATTGCGTGTGCGAGTTTTGCAACTTCATTATTAAGTTCTTTCGTAGAAGCCAACATTTTATTAGAGTTCTCAAAATTATACATTTCCTTTTTAAGGTCAATAATATTTTGCATTTGAACTTCAGTAGCGGCATAAACTGCATCTAGTTTTGCAATATCCTCTGCTTCTTTTTTAACAGCAGGGTTTTCTGAACCTAAAGTATCTAAATCTTTTTTGTATTGAGCTTTTTTAGAAAGATACTCGGCATATAAATCTTCAGGAGCTCTTCTCATTCTGAAACCATATACTCCACCCGTAGTGGGTTTGCTAGAATCTAAAACTCCCCTTGCTTGTTTAGAGTCTGCTGAATCAAGAGCAGAAGTTACTCCTGTAGAAGCCGCTTTTATAGAATCTTCAAGCTGTTTCTTTAAAGCTTTTGTCGCACTTACTCCGTACTCATCCCATCGTTGAGCATTGGCTGAAGTAATTGCTCCTTGGTCTTGTAAAGAATTATTTAATGCTTTAGAAGCATCTAATACAGCTTGATAAGTTCCAGTTCCTTCTTTATTGGCTGTTAAAGCAATTTGAAATTGGTCATATAAATCTTTATTTTGAATATAAGCTTCTTTCGCAGCTGTGGCTGCCTTCATTGATTCTTCTCGCTGTTTCGCTTGAGCTTTTGCTACTCCAACCAGTCCCGCAACCATAGCGGCTAAAGCAGCTACAATAAGAGTAATACCAGCAGTCGCAGCCGCATTTGCAGCAGCCGCAGCAGTCGCAGCAGCCGCTTCTTCTGCCTGAGCGATAGCTAAAGTTTCTGTAGCAACAACCTCTCCACTGATCGCGGCAATGGCCTTGCCTCTTTCCGCGGTTGTCATTTCAGTGGCGATAAGTTCTTCCGCAGCCGTTTGAATTGTCAAGGCACTTTTTGCCTTTATAGCAACAATTTCTGCAGCTAAAGCAGTTTGTTTTGTAGCAAGCCCTGCTAATTGTTTGACTAAACCAAGATTTTGTAATGCCTCTCCACTTGCCACAACATTGTATAGCATTTGATATCCTGAAATAACACCAGGAATTATCATAGAAAGAGAGAATAAAGTTTGTCCTAATTGATCAGCAATGCTAGCATTTTTATCTTGCCAAATAGTTCCTAAATTAGAGACAGAACTAATAGCGAATCCCACTTGACCGATAGTCCCAGCTAATTCAGTAAACTTTTGAATTGACTGTTGAGTTTTAGCCGTACTTAATAATCTTTCTTGAGAGCCCTTCGTGGCAACTTCTACCGGAGCATTAGCGGATTGACTGTCCCTAACTCTTTGCTGCTGAGCAACAATTTCTTGAGCTAAATCACTTCTTCTTTGGACTTCTATCCCTGCTTGAGATGCCATGAATGTAGTTTGTCCTAAAAATTTCCTTCCTTCATTCCCTTGGAAACTCTTAGCTGTCATTCCATTTAATTCAACCAATCGATCCTCTAAAGCTTTAACACTTATATTAGCATCTTTTCCATCTACAATAAGATTCTCTAAAGCTTTCTTGAGATTGTTGAAGCTTTTTGTATCTTTATCTCCACTTTCAACACTCTTATATAAATTTTGAATATTATCAGAAACTGATTTAACGTCTAAATTAACTAAGTCCGCTGCAGCTCCCAATGAACCTAAAGCTTGTTTTGACTTATCTGCATCTGGACTTAATATTGCTGGTAAAGTACCGTTACTTTTGAATAAACCATTCTCTCCAGTTTGAATATTTCCAAATTGGCCTGCATTTGGAGACTTCCCAAAAGTTTTATTATATTCTGCAGCTCTTGCTTCGCTTAAAGCTCTGAGTTGATCTCGTTCTTCTCCCAAGGCCTTAACTTGCTTTAGAATAAGATCATATTGTTCTCTCTGTTGAGCAGTCATGTTTTCTAAATATGGAGCAAGTTCTTTGGTTACTTCGATCATTCGGTAGGCAGCAGTCCCATTCCCGAAGGCTCCGCCAGAACCCACTTCTTTCTTGCTCCAATCAACATTCGCATATTGCATTTGCATTTGATTAATAGCACTAGCTTGTTTTGCTTCTGTCGCCATCAATCTCATATTTCGTACCATTCCAGCTATACTTTGAGAAAGTTGTACTGAAAATACTTTTGCAAGGACTGAAGCCAATCCCATAAACATTGGGATTCCTCCACCCGCAGCCTGAAACATATTGGTAAGAACACCTAAAAAGGTTGTCGCTGCATCTGTGGCTCCAATTATAGAGTCAGTATCAAAAATGCTAGAGTATAGTTTTTCTGAAGCCGTCTGAAGTTTCTTCATGTGAGCTTCCGCAGAATCCATATAAATAGCATTTTGCTTATCTAATGTACCAAGAGCTCCCTCTGCGACTCCCAATTCTTTTTTATACATATCTTCATTATCAAATAAAGCAATTAAATTGTTGTATTGTCTCTTACCCGCAAGAGAGACAGCAGCCGCTTCCTGCTGCGCCCTTGTCCATCCTTGCCACTTACCAGAAACTTCTTCTATGATAAGTCCCATATCTCGCATTTGACCTTTTTCATCGAGAATATTAACTCCCATAGCTTGCATATCTTTACCAATTTTACCTAAAGATACGCCAAATTCATCAACAGCTCCAACTACCTTAAGGTCACCCATACGCGCATAAATAGTCTTAAGAGCAGTACCAACAATTTCTGGAGATTGACGAGTAACAGACTCAATAGTAGCAATCTGCGCAGATAGTTGATTAATATTAACACCCATCATAGATGCAGTTGAAGCAACCTTGCCCATAGATGTTGCTAACTCATTAAGGTCAGTAGCAGAGTCAGTAGCGACCGCAGCCATAACATCAATATATCCTGCGGCGTCCTTAGTCTGTACATTATAAGCATTCCAAACAGCCGTCAACTGCTCAGCTGCCAATCCAGAATCCTCATGTGAAACATTAGCAGCTTTGATAGCAATTGCCGCACGAGGTAAAACGTCTTTATCTTTTAGACCCTGCTCATAGAAGAACTGGGCAGCTTTGGTATACTCTACCGTAGTAGAGCCAATAGCTTTGGCTGCATTATTCGCATATTGAGCAAAATCTTTCATATCATCTTTAGATTTGAAAGTAACAATTCCAATGTTGTTTAAAGCAGTGTCTAATTGAACAACATAGTTAAAAGCTTTTCCAATTTCCGCAGTAATCCCTTGAAAGATACCAGCAGTAATTCCCCAACGGACAGTGTTTCCCATAGTAGTTGCCATTTTATCAAGCAATTCATTGCTTTGTCTAATACCAGTGTTCATCTTAAGAGTCTGGTAAGTAAAATCGCTAAAAGCCTTTTGTCCTGCTGGTCCTAATCTATCTAGATCTTGGTGGATCTTTCTAATACTTAAATCACTTTTTGATAGTTCTGTATTGAATTTCTGAACATTGAAAACGCCAAGTTCAACATCAAAAGAACTGTTCAATAAAGCTCTTAACTTTTCAACCATTGTTAAGGTTTCTTGAAAACCTTTGTTATTAGGTGTCGTACTCTTTAAAACCTGAGCCTCCACATTTTTTAATGATTGCATTAATTGTGTCAAACCACTTTGGTCTAACTGGGTTTTTAGATTAACCTCAACAGTAGTCCCATATTTAGCCAATTCCTTTTACCTCCTCTATATATCTTCGTCTCTTATTTTAAGATAATAAAAAACGGACTTTACTATTATACTTAATAGTAAAGTCCGTTTAATTAATGTATCTCGGCCTATTCAGTTGGAGTTTGTGCCTCTGCTTTCTTTGTGAAATTAATTCCTAAAGCTTGCGCGAGCGGGCCTACCTGCGCTAAAAGATTAGGATCTAAATCTTTAAAGTTAGCTAAGCTCATATTAGTTTTTTCCGCAATATCTCCAATAAAGATCTTAAGACTATCTAGGAAGCCACTAAAAGAGCTATGATATACAATAAATTCATCTGACCAAGCCGCCAAACTCTCTTCAAGAAAATCTAAAGTCCCAGGAAAGTTTGTTTCCATTTCCATTTCAAACTCCTCGAATAGATTAGCTTGTTTAAATGAATCATATAATTCAAATTTATCCATTCTTTGTTCTAGCGTTAAATCACTATCTGTACAAGCTAAAATTAAATTAACTGGGAATAAAACATCCAAAAGCATTGGATTTAGAATTCCATCTACATATGACTCCTGAATTGTAAGATCAATTAAATTAATTTGACGCTCTATAGGAATAGATTCTTTAAGGTTAAAAGTAATCTCTTCTCCATTAATAACTACTGACATAATATCCTCCTTGTGTCGCTTTTATTTCTACCCATAGTATAACACAATTTTTCTAGACAGTCAAATTAAATCATTAATGAAAATGTTAATTTCTGTCTATATAAACTCTGATAAATGTTTGTTTTTACCTCCATAGAACGACCCAAAGCTTCTCCTCTACTTTTAACAGCTGGATCGCCAGACCACTTGTTTAACTTTACAAACTGATCCCTGTCCATAGACTCTGGTTGCATTTGAAGAAGAGAAGTGTTTTGGTAAATTTTATCTAGTAAAGTTTCCATGCCATAAACCTTATGGTTAACAACCATAAACAAAGCTCGATCTCCTGAAAATCCGCTTCCAGATAATGCGAATAAAGCTCCACTAAGCTTAATTAATTCTTGTATGTCCTGCCAATCCTTAGTGATATTAGAGGCAGTCCCAGGCTTATCCTTGCCCGCCGCAGTATTTATCAAGGCATTCATAAAAGCATTGTTCTCTATTAAACCACTCCGGCTTAGAATCATAATCAATGGAGATCCAGTTAGAATATTCACCGCATTAACGCCAAGATCTCCAGATCTATGACTTTTGATAGAGAATGGAATTGTCAAACGAAAAGTCTTATTATCAATAGTTAAAGAGACATCTTCCTTTGACCGTCTAGATTTGTATAAAGTTTTATTCAAAGCTTTATAAGCTGCGATGGTCTCTGGAGAGTGTTTTATTTTAATATAAGAGGCTCCTTTCGAGAGAGCGGAGAAAGAAGCGTCGCTATCTAATTTAAGATAATCTCCTAGAAATTCTCCCATTATCATAGGAACTCCTACCTCAACTGCGTATTTACTTAAGAATCCTTTGCACCCGCTAATCCATCCATATACTTTTTCCGCAATAGATGAAAGGATCTCACTTCCACCCGGGATAGTCTTTATAGATGAAATAGCTTTAGGTTGTTTCAAAGCTTCATTCATTACGATAAGTTTTGCAAGAGCCGTAGTAATCCTTTTCCCTGCAACTGCAGATCCTTCTGGATAATAAAAGAATCCAGATTTCTTAGACTTTTCAGAAAATTTATTCAATACCTGAACGGCAATTTCATTATCATTTCCAGCTAAAAGATTGCCTTTTGCAATTTGATCTTCAATAATAAGCTGGGCAATACTGGAATAAGATTCTTTAATGAAATTCTTTCCTGAATCATTCAATAACTTTTCAACACCTTTTTGGAAATCACCTAAATTATTAATAAAATTCTGAGCTTCTTGCTCATTCTCTTTAACTCTTGTAGCAATAGTCTGAAAAGAAATCTCTGGGCCTCCACCCATAGGGAAATAGCTTCCAACGCTCATAGGAGACTCATCTTTAATTGAGGAATCAGAGAGCATTGCACTTAATTGCTTCTCTCCTCCGGGTGTGGTTAACGCTTTAAGCATTTTCAAACTTTCAGAGGTATCTCCGCCAGTTCTTGCTTGCGCACGTTGTCTCTTTGCCAATTCTGCCTTTTGTTGAGTCAAGAGCAGAGCTTTGTTCGTGTAAAATTTTCTATATCCGCCTTGAGCGACAAAATCTTCATAAAAGAAATGCAAATAAGAATTAGGTCTCCACCCATAATTTGTTAAGTTTGCCATTTTCACCTCCTGACTTAGAATAAAAAAAAAGAGAGAAGTATTTCTACTTCTCTCTTTTCTATTTCTTTAACCTGCTGGAGTAGGATCCAGAATCTGGATGGCACAAAGTACCTTCTCATTTGAGAATGTCGTTGGAGCTGGGAAAGCGTCCATGACAAACTTGAAAGTAGAAGGATCTCCAGTTGACGCCATAGCGAAGGTGAAGTTAGATTGAATCTTAACCTTAGGCAGAACAATCTCTGCAGCCAAGTCTTCACCACTAGACTGATCACGGAAGAGAGTTGAAGCTTCAACATAGTAGTATCCACCAAACTTACCTGGGTCAATCGTAAGCTCTGTAGCTCCAGTTTCCTTAGTCACATAGAAGTCAAGGCGAACCTTATCTCCCTCAGTAGGCGCTGGATCAAACGTAAGAGTAACTGCCGTAGGTGTAGTTGCTGCATTAGCAGTAATCGCACCAGTAGCAACCCCTGGATCTCCAATTCCTAGGGTCGTGATAGCTGCGCCAGAGTCATCAATAGAAGTACCGAAAATCGGCACGTCATCATCGAGATAAACCTGAGCAGTTTCAGTTCCTGTTAGTCCAAGAGCATCGCCGTCGATCTTAACAGCTCCACCCACGCCTGCAATAACCTCAACAGTATTGTGTACTTGGAGTGGCTTGCCTGCTGTAGCATCTAGAAGTCCAGCTCCCGTAAGAACTGAGAACCCTAGAGGAGATAGCATAGCATCCTCAACGGTAAAAGTAAGAGTCTTCTCACCCTCCCACGCAAGTAGTCGAGAGTTACCCTTTCCGCCTTGAGCGTAAACAGTTGTTGCCGCACTCTCAAGAGTAGAAGTCTTCGCAGTGTCAATATAGAGTACTGGCTCTCCTTTAAAGAACTCAGTGTTACCAACCTTTGTATTAGCGGTGGCCTTGAAAACAACGTCGCAAATTTCGCGTACACCAAATTTCATATGATGTTCCTCCTTTATTTTTTTGTTCATTTGACTACTGATGAATGTCATCCATCCAGTTGTCGATTTCGTCTAAGTCAGTCGCGCCGGCCATTCGTGCTTGAAGGTCTATTCCGAAAGAATGATTTAATTGGAATCTTTTGAATTCATCATAAAGTTGATAAACAGTATGACTAAAAAGAACTTTCAGATCCATTTGTAAACCAATCGCTAAGATAGAAACATATCTACTAAAGACCGCAATCTTATTTGTATCGTGTCCCTTAGCCACCTCAGCTTTTTCTCGACCTTTTTTTAGTTTTTCAGCTATCCTTTTCGCGGCCTCATTTTTAGGCTTGTAATCATTTGATTTTGCTTCATTTAAACAAAATATTTGAACAAGTATATTTTGAAATTCCGGAAAAATCTCTTTCCCAATTACGATATGTTCTGTTTCATTATCTAAATGAATTCCATCTAATTCAAAAGATGGATTATGCAAAGGAAAAATCAAACTTAAAACCATAAGTGCACAAATCTGTTGAGAATTTTCATCCTCGCTACACACTATTGACATTAATATATCAAAATTATCTTTATCAGTTAAACTCATTTTGTCCTCTTCTTTAAGAAGTTCTTTTGATATATTCAAAAGTTGACATCCGATAAAGAAATTCTTTTCACCTATAAAAGCAATTTCATGAATTGTAGGCGGGTGGACATTTATAGTCGCGGCTAAAAAAGGAATATCATTTCCAGACAATAAACATAGTTCTTCTAACATGATCTAATCCTTTATAGGAATAAGATCATCAGAACCATGAATTGCAGCATACCTTAAAAGGTATCCAGATAAATTTTCATCTAATACAATTTCATTAGCATTCATAAATTGAAGAGTGCCAATACCTGAAAGTCTAGTTTTATTAAGTAAACCATCAATATATCCCATAATCTTTATAGGTCTTAATTGATAATCTCCTAAATCCCAATGTGCCGTATGACAAATAATATTAAAATCAATTACACAATCTCTAAATTCAGGGTTTGTGTTATTCGGAGAGAAGTTGTTAAACTCAATCATAAGATAAGCTTTAACCTCTTCATGTTCACCAAACTCAATTTTAGGTTCAATTTTAATGTATCCCATATCCCGCAGCTCTGCGAGTCCGATACCAGAAATTTTTTGAGTATAGTTTTCATTAGTCGTGTCCAAACAATCCTTGTTATTGATAACAAGCAGTCTTTTTAATACATCGCTGTATGGACGACTATCTACAAATAACTTTCTTAGGATCGCCTCCATATCTTTTTCGCAAGAAAGAAATGATGAATTAAGATTATTAAGTAATGTATGTTTTACCATAGTCGATCCTCCTTTTGTCTCCTTATAATAATGATTCAATAGTAATTGTTAATGATATATCCGCAAGATCAGGTCGTTGATAAATTAAGTTAAACTTACCACTTCGTCCTGAAGTAACCTCAATATCAACTGAAGTTGATGTTGATGCAATAATTTTTGCTTTATCATTACTTACTATCCAAGTACCATTATTCGCTAATACTATTTGATACTTTTGAGTATCATAAGGCCGCACAAAAACTTCTCCAGTAATGTGCGGGACAAGAGTATTCACAGGTTCTAAAATTGGGGTTATCTGCAAATCTTGCATTGGGTTGTCAAAAGATTCACTTAGGTGAACTTCTATTAATCCCTCTATGCTTAAGCTATCAGTTGTCTCAACTTGCCAAGTGTGTCCTTCTAATTGTATTTCTTTGAATCTTTTTAAGTATTCTAAAGAATTATCAGTTTTGGCAATATACATAACAATAGACTCAGACATATTATTCCAACTGGTGCCTGTACTTCCTCCATTTTTCCAAGAGAGCTGTGACTCCGTAGGTCCTTGTATATAAACATAATAATCTGAATTGTCAATTACTAATTTATAACGGCATCTGCGGATGAATCCTCTAAAATAAGCAGTTTCAGTTAATTCCGGCAAATAGACTAACCAATAAGTATCATTTGATATCCAATGGAATGTATCGCCGGGTTTGAATCCTGAACTACTTAAAATAGAAACTACTTTATTGTCATAATCTGGTTTTAATTGGTCTGGATTAATTAAACATTGGAATTCTTTATCGTCCCAAACTCTTTGAATGGTGACAGACTGATAAGAATCTTTAAGAGCTGCCTTAAGAGAATACTCTTTCATTTTATTCATCCGATCAATGGGCTTTGCTCCTAAAAAGTTTAATCTTGTGCGTAAGTTTTCTAATCCTGGCATTGTTTTTTAACTGTATCCATAAGACCTAAACACTCAAAGATGGTCTTTCGAAAAAGCATAAAATCTTCTTCTGCCTCTAGAGTTTTTAAAGCCTCAAGTTTACACAATAAAGAGAACAGCTCTGTTTGATCGGAGAGCAGAGTGTTCATACCTTTTAACTCGATAATCAAAGTCTGTAATGGTTTTTTCCAATCCAAACCTTCTTCTCTATTTGGAAGAAGTTTGTATATTTGATTGGTTATTCTAAACAGGTTTTTTTGAATCGCATTATTGTTTATTCCGGAGGTGCTCATTATCGCATCTCCATTAAACTATCAAAAGAAGAAACAATTTTACCTTCAGCATTTTTACGACGTCTATTGTAAAGTCGCTGTAAGTGAATACCTTCTTTTAAGTAAGTATCCCTAATACCACTAATAGCTTTCATATGAGCAGCTTGTGAAGTAAACTTAAAGTCTTGTCCACTGTACTTCATACGAATATTATCTACTGTAGCTAGTTGCTGGCTCATCCATCCTACCAGCATATAGGTAGCAAGAATGTTAATCTCTTCTTGGGACAAAACTGTATTGAATGTAGCCACGTCTATATTATATGAAGAAATATCTACTTTGGGAAATTCAAAGAAAGGAATCGCATTAATTAACAAATCCTTCAAAATATCTTGAACTTCTTCGGGAAACATTTCCATATACATGTCATCTGTGACTTTTGATAAAAAACTATCATAGACTTCCGAGAAAGAGGTGTTGTTCGTTGTCATAAAACACCTCCAATATTTACTTTGTATCAGTAGTTTCTCTACTGATTACGCGTCTAGATGGCTTTGCCTCTTTAGCCGCTGCTTCCGCAGCCTCTTCTTCTGGTGTAGTCTCATTAAGAGCAATAGCGTTGGTAATATTCAATCCTGTTGCTTCTTGAATAGCGGTTCTCTTATTCATATCATTAAGTTTAAGCGTTACAGCCAAACTTTTAATCATATCAATAATCCCAGCTGGAGCAAAATCCAAAGCATCTTTCAACTTATCTAAAGGTTGATTCTCAAGAAGGTCTTTTACATCGGCTTCAGTCCAATTATACTCCTCTTCTGGCTCTAAGCCAATTTCGTCAAGGAATTCCTGATTCTTAACAGAGAGGTAGTCTCTAATGAGAACATCTCCACCAGGCAAATATTGTAAAGCACGAAGTTCTTTTACCGAAACCTTTTTAGTTTCTCCCTTTAGAAAATTTCGAGAAACATGTAATTCTGGAAGTTCATATCCAACAGAATGATCTGCAAGATTCATTACGTCTATCAGAGTAGTTTGATTCAATGTCATGGTAATCTCCTTTTATCTCTTGGAAAAAGAAGGGGAGCTTTTCAGCTCCCCTTATTCATTTTTATTAGTAAGTGTGGCTAGTTGAAAGACTTGTATTCTGGAAACTACAAATGTTATTTGTAATTAAAGTTCCAATACCAATCTTCTTGTAAATCTGAATCTCACGAGATCCATCACGATTTACAAACTCTTGAGTTACAGCTTGACCCTCAAAAGCAACCTTAACAGGCTTAGATCCACCAGTAGGAATAATCCAAGCGTATGATGGATTAATAACCTTTGTAGTGTTAGTGTCATCCACAAATGATTGCGGAAGAACGATAACCTGGTGTCCCTTATAGTTCGCTAAGTAACCATTAGCCCACTTGGCATCCTGCATACTAGGTGAAACCCAGTTAGTAGCATCTGCCGGCATAATAGTTGCCGCAAACTCGTATGTACAGTAAATTGCACTCTTGCCATAGGCATCGGCGATAGCAATCAACTGGTCCATCTTAGGCTCGCTGAAGCCCGCATTGGTAAGCTTGTTGTGTGCAGGAAGGTTCGCAATAGAAGCGATTAACGCCTTTGCGATCTCCTTATAAACAGCCTCGTCAAGAGCAAGCATAACAACGTCAAGCACATCTGCGAACGTAATGCGGCCATCAAGGAACTCTTCAAGGCCGATTGATGCAGCTCCACCATAAGCCATGCTTGTGATGTTGACAGTCTTACCGTCTAGCTTGAAGGTCTCATAGACACCAGCAAGTCCGACCTTGGTAACAAACTGCTTTGCGCGCATCTTTGACGCATTAGTAATACGGATTCTGAATACAGGCTTGTCACCCTGGGCGACAGTCTGAACATCCGCAAACTGACTGTACTTGTCATAAATCCATGCTGGAAGAACTTCATCAATCGTCTGCTCAATAAGCTCGAAGATTGTATTCTTATTCTCACGATACAGCGCGAATGTTCCACCAAGCTCCTGAAGCTCAGTATAAATTGCCGCGTCTACTTCCTGAGCCGTAAACTTCTCTTCACCGAAGGCGTAAGCAACCGGAGAGGTTCTATCTGCCGTAGCAGAAAGTTTCATAAGCTTAAGTAATTCTTTCTTATCTAACATTTATTCCCCTCCCTTACTGAATTCTCTGTAGTTTAACGGCAGCCTGACCATCAGGCATTGTTGTTACTTTTACGACCTTCCAGGTCATAGCCCCAGCAACAGGGGTGGCAGGTTCCTTCTCAAGGATTCCTGTAGTTCCTACAACAAGATTAACGTCTACAACCTTAAGACCGGCATCTGTAGTCTTCACCATGTTAGTAGTGTAAATATCTCCAATATTTGTCTTGAAAAGACGCGGTGTAATAACACCATCTGTAGCCTCAGTTGTCTTGAGAGCGAAATCCTTATAATTCTGATACTGTTCATTATAAAGCTTAACCTCGTTAAGAACAAGCATCCACTCTCCGGCACCGGTAAAGTTTACCTTGCCTGCGGCCATATCATACTTTGCAAAAGTACCATTTTCGAGCACTGTTACAGAGGTCGCACTATCATCCCATGGAAGTTGAGCGTAAATCTGTCCAGTTCTAGGAGCAGAAAGGTGGTTAGGTTCAACCTGACCATATCCTGTTCGGGTAAGTTCATTAGCCATATTTATAATCCTCCTTTAATTTTTATTTAGTTGCTTTTCTTCGCGTCGCGAAGAACTTGCACGTGTGGTGGGATATTTCCCGCATCTTCACTATCTAAAGAGAAGATCAATGAAGCATCTACCGGAGTATCAACCTCTTCTTCTTCTCTGTCTAGATCAAAACTAACTTTCTTGCGAACGCAAATTATTGACAATTTACCTTCAATATCCTCAAGACTATAAGATGTTTTATTCTTGATCACATCTTCCTTATCTTCATCAGATAGCATATAGAAACTGTCGATAAGAGCATCTTTCTGAGTATTCTCTGTCTCTAACTTAAACTTTCTAAGCTCAATGACTTCACTCTCCAATGACTCATAATCTCCTTGAAGTTTCTCGAAATCAGTCTGTAACTGCATTTTAGTCTTCTCATCGTCAGCACATGCGGCCTTTGTAGGCGGAGTTTCTTTTTCCTCCTCGGGCTTTTCATCTGCTGCCGCAGCCTCTTCTTCCTCTGCAGTTTTTGCTGCAAATTCTACTTCCGCAGCTTCCTGAGCCGCAGCCTGTTCAGCTGTGAGCATTACTCCAAGTTCATCATCTGTGAAAAGACTTCTTTCTTCTGCGGTAAACTGAGTTGTTACTTTACCAGAAGCAATAAGTTCCTCTTTGGTCATATTCAATCCTCCTTCTTTTGTTTCTATCGCAGTCCGCAAATCGTGCATCATGCTAGATAGTGTAGTCTTAAATTCTTCATCTAAACTGAATGAAGGTTTTATTGTAGGAGCTCCAACCGCAGCCCCTTCAAAACATGGTTCAACATCTTTTCCTAAAATCGTAAGTTTAGAAAAGATTGCGTCATTGATAATGAAAAATTCAACTCCTGTTTTGTTGTCCGTTGCCCAATTTCCTTGTAAAGTTTTCTCATCTAATTCCATTGACTGGTTATTTCCCTCTTCAATAACACGCATTGCTTCTTCATATTGTCCAGTCCATAGATAACCAGTAGTCATCATATATTCACGCTGAATAACATTCCCAAAAGCATCTGTATCATCAAAAATCTGGAACCAAACCTGGGCATCAGGAGCGACAAATCCATACGGCTTAGTTAAGCATTCAAACTTAACTCCATCTCCATCCATAGTAATTCTTTGTCCATGATCGGTAAAATCTTCTTTACCCTCATTAAAATATCCTACAATAGGACACCCAGGAAGAGAATTAGCCATATCCATAGCAACTTCTTTAGAAATAAAACTTCTGTTCCGATTCTGTCCTACATATAAAACCTTAATTTCGCATTGTGAAATTAAGGGATTCATAGGTGTAATATTAATGAATTCTGGTTTATCAATTGTTGCAACACTCTTTGGCATCTATTCCTCCTAACTTGCTGCTTCTCTATTCTGTCTTGTCTTATCACTCTGCTGATCCTCAGGAAGAGGTGGTCTTCCTGTTTCTCCAGTAGTTGATTTTCCACCACCTGGAGTTGTATTACTAGAAGCTGGAGGGATAAACAACTCATTCAAATTCAAAACTTCATTCTCAAAATATGCCGTTGACATAATAGAACTTTGAGATTGTCCTAACGCAACTTGCGGCAAAATCTTAGAAAATCCAATTGACATTTGCTCTTTATATAGTTTTGAAAGATCTTTATAGTTATATATTGTTGTGCCTAAAATTTGAACTGTATATTTTAATTTTTTTGGATTTCTATTAAATGGCTCTAACAAGTCATTTAAGAAAGCTTCGAATTGATAAATTAATCCAGACATTGAAGCCTCATCATTAGCCACTGATTTATCTAATGATAAGTTTCCGCCAGCATTGAATTGCTGTTGAGAGACACCAGCTTCATTGAAGACCGCACGTTCTACTTTGCTTGTCTCATCATACTGGCTAGTAGCGCTTCTGTCTGAGACGTCTTCAACATTAACATCCGCAAAGGTTGTTAATACATTAACACCAACTGCTTTTCCAAGCATTGCCACTACGTTATTATGTAATACTTTTGCCTCTTCAACATCAAAGACTAATTCGTTATTTTTATCTAATGGCAACTGTTGAATAATAATTTTCAACAGCTGTTGCATCATTTTCTTTTTGTCTAATTCTTTTGCTTCTTCTAAGTCAATAATTGCAGGGATGACAGAAATAAGCATTGGAATGTTACTGCCATTAATATTAAATTTAACTGTTTTAGTATAATCTAACATATGCCAACCCTGATTATCTCCCGCGAAATCAATAGGTAGTTTTCCTTGTTTGTAAAGGATATACCCTTTTCGGATTTCCGCAGGAAATACATTAAGAATCTTAATTCTTTGCATTGTATCTGGAAACATATTATCAAAGAATTGCATATTCATCTCTAAAACAGGTTTTCTTCCCATTGAGAAACGAGATCTACAATATTTAGGAGGAAGTTCTTGTAGAACTGTCGTCCCATTCTGAGTTATTTTATACCCATAATAAACGCCCTGTAATAAAACTTTAAGAGCAATTTCTCCGAACATCTGCTTAACGCCAAAAGAGTCTAGATAAGTAAGGGACTTGAAAAATCCTTCAAGAATTTTCTCTTTCTTGATTTTATCATCTAAAATGATTGGCGTTACTACCCAATCATATCTATAAAGATAAGCCATGTATCTGCAAAGTCGCGCATAGATTCCACTACTCTTAAAGAATAGGGCAGATATATCTCTCAAAAGAGGTTCATTCTCTGCTTTTATCGCTTTAATAATTTCTTCTTTTGTTGCTTTAGAATTGCCTTTCTGAAAGAAGTTAATATCTGTCAGTGGATCTGAAAGAGTTTTCAACCCTACTTTTAGATTTGCATATTCAAGAGCTTTGATTGGATCATATTCTTCATTTCGATCTTGACCTACATGCATATCAAAACCCTTTTCTTTGATTTCTTCTATTGTTCTTGACAATATAAAGGACACCTCCTTTTACTTAATATCCTGCTCGCTTCATAATATAGTCATAATTAACATGAGCTTCTTCCCAATAGGGAATAGCAATTAAGCGTATATTATTTCGATAGCAATATACTCTTTTACGAGTATCATTGTATGCCTGTTTCCCAAATCCTTTTTTCCCACCAAACTTTCCTTTCGGTTGATAATGTTGGATGCCTTGGAACTCAATAAGAAATTCCAAAGCACCCTCATCATCAAAGACCGCAAAATCAAATCTTAAGGCTCGTCCAGTAGAAGTTACAAGATCAGGGAAAGAATACTCTTCAACGAAATTTAACCCGTTGTCTTGTAATATTTCGGCTATCTTTATTTCACCTCTACTTGCTCTCATAATAAATAAACTCCTTAATTTTCTGAACTAATAACTATTAAAAGTGAAAGATCTCTTTTAACTATGTTTGACCGCTTATTTTAAGCAGGAGTATAGAACATCATATCTGCAATATTTCTAGTCTTTCTCTTTCTATTTCGATCTTCTTCTTTCTTTATGTGATAAAGACCATATTCAAAAGCAGAAAACTTGTCTTTCTTAATTCCTCGACTAGACTGTTTCAAAATAATATTAACTCCTTCATTTTCCTCAACTAAATTAAGCATCTGTTCCCGCAAAATAGTGGTAAGAGTGAAGGGCCGCAAATAATCTGCTCTTTTCTCAATAGACATAGCTTGTCCCATTTTAGTAGTCATTAATTTTAACTTAGCTTGGTTTTCATCAATCAAAAACCGCACTTTTCCACTTGAGAGTTGCGTCTGCGCGTAGGTATGAGCCTCTGTGTTAATTGGCGCATTAGCTTTAATAATATACATAGCATCAATAATAGTGTCATTCGTTCTAAATTTGCGATATGTGTTATCATCATCATTCTCAACGCCCCAGTTTTCAAGTAGGTTTCCTTCTTCATCCTCTTGGTCCAAAACCAAAAAGTCAACAAGACCTACTCCAAGTCCGTTCGCGTCAACAACGCAGATTCGCGCATTATACTTCTTAAATAATTTCTTAATAGCAATAGCTTGAATCCCGAAGTGTTCTGCTTCAATAGTGAAAATGTTAACTAAAGTTTTGCGAGAACTTCCTTGTGCTTGCGGCGTAACCTTAAATATCATAATTTCAGTGGTACACTTTAAGCGTCCAACGTCAACACTAAGTAAATAATAAGCATCTTTTCCTGATCGCTTACTATATTCATACTCAGGCTGAAGTAGCACTCTGTGCTTATCGAATTTCTCTGAAGAGAAGAAAGAGTTCTCCGCATCTCCAGACCATTCACTTTCATACTCTCGCGCGAAAGAAGCCTCGTTGAAAGTACCATCATTCTTCAAATCCCGCACGAAATTCTTATCCAGCAATTTTTCAAGAACTGGAACTCTCCAAGAACCACCAAGAATAAAAGCTTCTTTAGGATTGATAATTTGGTTTACAAGAATTTGAATTAATTTTTCATAAGAAAAAGTATTCTTATATCCCGCAGTAGTCACATAAATTTGGCTTTTGTTAAGTACTTCTTCTGGTTTGAACTTTCCATTAACATATCTAGAAACGTTCATAAGAGGAATTAAAATCTCGTTCAAAATCTGCTGCGGAATTGTCACGCACTCTTCTAGAAGTCCACCATGGAAACGCAAACCTCTTGAGCGTTCATTTGCCGCAACGTTCTGCATAACAGAACCATTCTTAAAGGTATATCTAATTTGATCTTTAGCTGTGGTTGATTTACCTGGGGACCAGTCAATCTCATTGTGAAAACTAGGAATAAGACAACAGATCTCTTCAACCTTCGCGCGCACGATCGCCGCAGATTGCTCTTTACCTCCGGTACTAATGAAGAGATGCGCGTTCGGGAAAAGGATGCATCTAATTATTAGGGCGAGAATGCTTAGAAACGACTTACTATACGCACGAGGGAATACCGCATACACATATCGGCATCTCATAACAATTCTGAGGAAAATTCTCTGGTAAAAGAAGAGATTAAAAGTTGAATCCGGACCTTTCATAAAGTCTACGAATACATCAGGATACTCTCTCCAGTAGGATACCACTTTCCGCACATTAGGAATTTGTGCCGCAATTCTCTCCTCAGATAAACCTTGTTTCTTTGAAAGGTTATTTCCTAATTGCAATAAGTCTTTAAGCGCCATTTTCATCATCTGCTTTTTGAGACTCTATTTCTTCATAGAAGTCTTGGAAATCAACATCATCAAGAACAGATTGCTCTATATCTTCAATAGACAAATCTTCATTTAATTGCTCTTCTTCTGTTTCTTCCATTTGCGCTTGAAGTTCCATTTTCTTTAGATGATTTTGAATTTGTTCATCAAGACCCATATCTTTAGTTACTAGATTGTAAGTATACTTATTCATATCCTGAATAGTTTTGTCTATAATATCTTGATCAAATTCTGTTTCTAATCTAGGAATAAAGCCTCCTTCTTTTTCGCAAAGAGCAACTAGCTCTCCAACGGAATCTATTAAGTCTTTATTTCCTTCTTTATTCTGAGCTTCTGTGAACTTACCCGATTTCCGCAATGGCTCATAAACTCTAGATAGCTTTAAGTAAGTTTCTATATCGTTACAGTCAATTGCCTCATCCATCTTCAAAGAAGTTTTGCAAATCATTTTCAATGTAGACTCGCGGTCCGCACCTTGAACATCAAATGACTCAACATATTCAACATACATTTTTTCTAGCATAACCCATTGAGTAGGAGTATATAATCTACCCCATTTCATTGCCAGTTCCATTTTATCTTCTGGTGTTAATTCTGCGGCAATATCTATAAAGTCAATTTCTTCAAACCCTGGATTGTTAGTGGGATAGAAGCCACTGGCCGCAGGTGGTTTCGCATCTGACTCTTCTGACAAGGTAAGAAATTCTGCTTCTGTAATCTTGCCTTCCTCAAAGAGTCGCTTAAGTTCTCCCGCAGGAGTAATCTCACCTATGTCTTGCGCATGCTTCATCTTTAAATCTTTTTCTGCTTGAAGCTTTTCTGAATCTTCCCAAGTATAATCTTGCCATTGTTTTAATTTCATTTTGGAAAGATATTTACCAAAGACTGACATGCCATTCATAGTATGCGGATTTTTAGCATATGCCCGATCACGCAAAGTGTTCCATTCTTCTTTAATAAAAGGAACATCCATTTTCTGTAAGAGCCAAAGATAGGTTTCTGGATCATAATTATCAATATGCATAGTCATACATTTTTTGCATTGTTCAGTTTTAGTTTTATCTTTATATGTGTAGAAACCTCCTTCATCTAGAGTCTTTCTACATTTACTACAAAATTTAGTACTCATTTAGACCTCTTCTCCCACTGCGCTCAGGATACCTATGCTCAAGACTGTCAAAATCTCCAGCTTCTTGGAGAGTATACTTTAACTCTGTAAGAGAAGTAGTAGCTTTTTGCAACTGTGCAGTAAGTTTCTTTAACATAACTGTTACTTGACTGGTATCAAGAGTAACTTGTATAGTTTCAGTTTTCATTAAAATTCACCTACTTCTTTTTAGTATTGCGGCAACTTTTACATACTGAGTAGAAACCATCCTTGGAAGTCTTGTTTTTTGAGAAGAATGTGTTGTGAGCTAGTTTGATCTGGCCGCATCTACTACATTTCTTCCACTTAGCTTTTTCTTCCATTGTGAAATGATAAATTAACCATTCTTCCTGAGCTTTGTTTGCTATTAATTTAGGTATCTTATTGCGCCATAGAGAGGATAAATACTCAAGAGAGTGTTTAATACCAAAATCCGCATCTAACTTCTCTTGTATTTCTAAATTGGTATCTCCATCAATTTTATATACCAAGAGATCAAACAAGAGAGGATGTTTTTCATATAGGGTCCGCATTATTAAATCATCTAAGTCCATTAATAAGAAATGCATATCGTACCCTAAGTCTTCCCATACCTCTTGCTTCAAAGCGGAGTAATGACACAATAGAGCTTCGACATGCGCGGGATTGTATAGATTTACATATCCTGTGCTGCGGACCTCTTGGTTATCATTAAGATAGACTGTTTCTGGTAACTCTGTCTTGGCCAAAGATTTAATTAAAGCATTCGCTTTAGCTGGTTCTTTTGCGCCATTACGGATTACATATTGATCCTGCCGCATTTGAATTAGGTGTTTCTTCAATAGGAAAGCTCTTTTGCCAGTCCCGATAGCCTTAGTTGCCATAGGGGCCATGATTGAGATAACATCTACTAAAGATTTGAGTGCGGGAATAGTGTCAATTTCTTCTTGCGTGATTGGGGCTTTAGGGGAGAGAAGGGTGTTCTTATCTTCCCGCATAAGATTATAAATTCCATCTTCTCCATTTTCTAACTTATCTACTAATGCTTCGTAGGACGTTTCCCTTTTATTCACAGTGACCATGCGGTCTTCAGTTAAAATTTTTCTTTGTCTGCGCTCTTTTTTGTCGGCTGTTAAAATGATATAGTTTGCTAATATTTCTTTATATTGCGAGGTCAAGTGTGAAGAAGGAGTATTTTCTACGATTTGGTGTACGAGTAATGTCCGCTCTTCGGGGGATTCCAAAGAGTAATCGAGTTTGATCTGCTTTTGCATTAAACTCTCCTTTCTTCTAGCTTAACCTAAGTATATCACAAAATTTTCCCAAAGTCAAGGATTTCATAAAGGAAAGTTAAAAGTGAGATAATTGACGGGGAATTTTTATTATAGTATAATAGAATTGTTGGGAAGGTTTTCGTTTTTAGAATTGGAAAATGCTCTGATGGACGGGAATGTCGTGAGGGAAACCAATTGTTAAATTTTTGTGAAATTTGCCCAAATGACGCCCCCCCCTCTACTCCATCGCAGTAGAGCGTTAGAGTTGTGGAGATTATGTGGAGATGAGAATTTCTCTTGTAAGTGTCAGACCAAAAGAGGAGAATGGACCCATCGAAAGAAACCCGCACCACTGGCGAAGGGAAAAGACAATGACAGACCAAGAGACACGCGAGATGCTGCAAGAGCAGAGCGATGCAACCGAGTGTAGCGGCAACTGCGAAAGCTGTCTTGTCTCTGGGAGCTACTTCCAAGCCGAGTGTAGAGTGTTCGCCGCATTCGCCGACCTAGACTACCAGCTTGACATCATCGCGCGCGCCGACGAGCGCGCCGAGGAACTCGCTTATACAGAGGGGCGGTTGTCATAGTGACCAACATAGAGAACATCCGCGCGAATTGGAAGCTTTGCTCCACTTGCCCCTGCGACACTTGCTCAAACTGTATCGTTGCTCTTGACACCGGCGCGCTCATCGCGGCAGAAGTCGCGACCACGGGACAGGAACCCGCGCAAGTCATCAATCACGCCCACGCAGGATATCGCGCCTAGCAGACTCCAAGGGTGGGGAGCAATCCCCACCCAAAGAAGGGATAGACCATGACCGGTATATATATCATCATCATCGAGCGTCAGGGACATATCATCATCAAGAAGTCCCATACCAAGAACTTCGATACCGCAGTCCGTCACGCAAACTGTATCATCAAGCGAGATGGCGGCGAAGTCGTATCAGTGACCAAGGAAGGACGGCAATACTAATGGTAATGAGCATCGGTGTCTGTGTCGCTCTCTTCATTCTCATCTGTGGCGCACCAAGCGCCCCTAAGCACTAGAAGGGACATACCATGACTGCTACAGGACTTAGGAACATCGCGAAGGGTATCTGCTCGGTTCTTGCTTGTATCATCTACTGGACAGTGACGCACACCATCGCTTGGGAGGCTATCATCCCCGTTGTCCTCATCGCCGCAGTGCTCTACTACATGGGCGCACTCGTCCTCTACCTCGCCACAATGGGGCAGTGCAAGAGAGAGGAGAAGGTGGAAACTTACACCGTCCCTCTCCTTGGATACCTCGGCGACCATACGTGGGCGACTCTCCGAGATGGTAAAGTAAGGGAGACACATATCTACCCCAACTCCATTACATACTCTCTCGGTGAAACAAGTGAACTCACCTACAAGAAAACACGCTATCGTCAAGTAGTAGAGGATAACATCTTCGCACGTCTTGCACATGGAGACTCTGACCCAGAGTGGAAGGTATGGTACGAGCGCCCCACGCATATCACCTTGAGCGCCATCCCATACAACAGAATCGTCAACAACTGCCAAGAGAGCGAGGTTAACTAATCATGAGTGCTACCATAGCAGTCTCGCTAGAACATGGTGGAGGAGGAAAGCACCCAACCTTCGAGACTGCTATGGGAGCACTGCGCTCGCGCTTCAAGCGCTTGACCATATCACCTACACGCACATACACAGTGAATGGACAGCTTACTACTTGGTTCATGCTCTACAATGGTAAAACTTGCGTAGGGTCGCTGTATGAGAAGTGTACGAATGACCATAGCGAAACACTTGCCTACCCTCAGTGTATCTTAGGAGAGCGCCTGTTTGAAGGAGGACCGTACAGAGAACAGAACCATGGGATGCTCGAATCAGGAGGTGTGTAAATGTCAACCTTGCATCTTGGGATGATTTGTGTTACTGCAATCATCTGTTTCTGGATTCTGGTTCTTGGTTTGAACTGAGCAAATAGTGTGACAACTCGCTTAGACAGAAGTTGGCACACTGCTTGCTGGCCGCGCGCGGCCAAGTTTTGACTATACCACGAAGGCCACCATTTGTCAAGAGGAAAACTCGAAAAAGATTTCTTTCTTTCTTTTCCCGAAACCCTTGCATCCTCCCATCCAAGGTGCTAAGATGTATCTACGAGGTAAGAGGAACACGAACTTAGGAGCCAGACATGAGCAAGAACACCAGCCCCGCGCACGTTGTTCTCACTGCCGAGAAGGTCATGGAGATTGACCTTAAGAACCTTCAGACGAAGATGGCTTCGCGTAAGGTGCGTGTGAAGTAAGGAATAAGTAAGGGCCGAGCCACCAAGTCCTAAGGGCTTGACTGCCGACGGGCGGTGAGGTACTATCGACGGATGGTACCTTGTGGGGCGTGATTAGTGACCTCGGGAGCGGGAGATATGGTACCCCGCACATTGACAAGAGGATAGTAGGAGAGAAGAGTACACCCGCGGGAGAAAAAGCCTCTCCTGTTTAAACCATTCGCAGGATAGCTAACAGCGAAAGTGAAGGGTCTGACTTCAGTGAGTGGGATTGCAACCTAATCACCCCTTCTACTATCCCCTTGTCAGTGTCAAAGAACTATGCTACAATGAACTTACAGGAAACGCGGTGGGAGCCGCAGACAGAAGGAGCCTGAAATGTCCACAGGTCGCAAGAACAATCTGGCTGCTCGTATCAAAGCTTTCGAGAACATGGGCAAGACCAAGATGGTCGGCGGACGCGTTGTATCTGGGACTACTGACAACGGCGCTTTCCACAAGCCCGGCTCGCAGAAGAAGTAGGCGTAGCATGGAGCACTACTCTCGCGGTTTTGCCGATGGGCGGTACGATCGTGGTTATTATGCCCCTCCGATTTGCGCTTCTGGATTCAGACCAAACCCTTACCACCGGGCCGAGTACATTGAAGGCTACTGGGCGGGAATTCGCGCACGTCGCGCGGCTCAGTACCGCTCCTTCTACTCCGGGTATCGCGCAGGCTACGCTGCGGGGTACTGGGCAGGACGGAGGGACTCGTACTACTACTACTAGTACATACTCCAAGAAAAGCACCCAAGAGACAATCTCAGAAAGTTGAGATTGTCTCTTGACATTTCGACGCGCCGTGGGCGGCGCGAAAATCTGACAGTATCATACAATCGAGTATTTGTCAAGAGGAAAACTCAAAAATTATTTAGAATTAATTTTGCCTGAAACCTTGCTATCTTCTATCTGGTTTGCTATGCTTAGCCTACGAAAAGCTACTAAGAAAGGAATTGGTCATGGTTACTCCTCAGAATGTGATGAGTTACTTGGACAAGTTCTGTGACAGTTTCCAGAGCCTTACCTATTCGGACTTCGATACCGCTATTCAGCCCCTCAAAGATGCAATGGCAGCAGGGGAAGTTCCTCCCTTCGAGACTGCCTTTGGATGCACTAAAGGCGTCCTTATCTTTAAAGGTTGCGACTTCGTTGTGAAGATTCCTTTTGTTGGGGTTGCCAGTAGCTATTCGAGGTATTGCAAGTATACTGGCTCGAATAGCACAAATGGTTGGGACTACTGCCAGCGAGAGGTAGAAATCTACGAAGCTGCTAAAGAAGTAGGTGTAGCCAGTTTCCTCGCTGAGACCAAGTTGGTCGGATATGTCAAAGGGCATCCCATCTATACTCAGTCTCTTGTAGCGAATATCGGCAAAGCGGGATGTTATACTAGAGGTACAACCCCCAAGGTAGAGAGGCAAGCACGCCGTCTGCAAAGAGCAAGAACAACAGGTCAAGCGCATATGTGGGAGAATCTTCTTACTGCCATGATAGACACTTGTGGATTCCGCCTCACCCAGCGATTCATGAACTTCTGTATCGCGCAAAAAACAGGGTCAGATTGGCATGATGGTAACTTCGGTCTTATCCCTCACACCACCGCTATCGTATTCTGCGATTACACTGGATATCGCAGATAACAAAAACCAGTAAAATCCTATTGGCACGGATTTTGCTGGCCCGCACGCGGGCCAAAATTTTTTTGTCAATACTTTAGAGTTAGATTTTTGTGGAGATTTTGTTAACTCAAGATTAATTAGAATTATTCCTAAAATCCCTTGTGTTGGTCAGTCCTGCATGGTAAGATGGTTTTGTTGAGAGGGAAGCATCAAGGAGTTGAGAGCAAGTCCTACTGGAAAATCGGGTCGCTCTCTGAAACAAAGAGACTCGCGAGTAGGGTACTTCTAAGGCGGACTCCTTCTCCTCTCAACACATTGAAAAGAGAATGCTTGCCAATGTGAGAACCCACTCCACTACTAGGCCCAGGGCTGCAAAACTTCCTCCTCTGCTGTCCTCCCCGAACGACGAGAAAAGGCTCACTCAGAAAATACCTCTGGTGACTTGAGGAAGTCCAAGTATGCAAGCATTCTCTTTCTAATGTACATTGACAAGAGGATAGTGTAAGGGGACAGTCTTCCTAGGGCGCGGCCGTGAGTCCCTACCTAACATCACCTAGTTTCTGGAGTCATGCCCAGAGCGAAGTTGCAGCAGAAAAAATACACTATTCTCTTGTCAGTGTCACACCGATGTGATACAATAAAGGCACAGTAAAAGGGCAGGGATGCCCACAAGAAAAGGAGTCAAAATGGCCGACACTCGCATCACCAAGAAGGACCGTTTCGCCCAGATGAAGAACATCGTTCTGGATGGCGTGTTTGTTGACGCCGAGGCAGACCTGCGGGAAGAGCTGGTCGCGTTCATCGACCACGAGGTCGAGCTGCTTGACAAGCGCGCGGGTACGAGCGGAAAGCCCACGAAGGCTCAGATTGAAAACGAGAAAATCAAGGTCAACATCCTTGCGGCTCTCACGGGGTCTGAGGACGGTCTGAGGGCCACGGACGTTGGAGTCCTGATGGACATTCCGGTTCAGAAGGCAACGGCCCTGCTCAAGCAGATGGTGGACGATGGAACCATCACCCGCGAGATGATCAAAAAGGTGGCAATGTTCAAGGTCGCCTAACCTCTACGGTACTCTACAACGGAAGGTAGATCCAAGTACCTGCTGACAGTACGGGCAGGAGCCAGAATTTCGATTTAAGGAGGTGAGTCCACGTTCTAGACAACAAATAGATTTTAGTGTAGGACTCCCCACTTGGTCAAGCCTTGTGGGGAGTTTTGTTTTATTTTTTTTTCTAGAAAGTTGGCATGAAATTTGCTGGCGCGCCGCCCACGGCGCGAAATTTTTACTATAACACACCAGGCCAACTTTGTCAAGAGAAAAACCAGAATTATTTTTCTTTTTTTCTTCTCCTGAAACCCTTGTCGCCTTGCCGCACCTGTGGTACAATCAACAGACAACAGACCACAACAGAAAGCGAAACAATGGCAACCGGAACGAACAACATTACAGAACTGCCCATGTCCGAAGATTCCAAAATGTGGAACTTCGTTGGGTACACTGTCCTATTCTTCATCATGGCAGGCCAAGCACTTTCCGCAGTTAATGTCCTGTGGGGTTCGCTTGCGTATCTTGTGTGCAACGTGCTTGCTATTTGGCGCACATTCTCACTACGTCGCCCAATGGCAGACAAGGTGCGGGACGTTATGTGTTTTGGAGTAACGTCCACAATTCTCATTACGAAATTTCTCTAGAATCTTCTTGACCTCCTCGCGCAAGCCTGTTACACTAGACCAGTCAAAGAAACCAACCGAAAGGTCCATCATGGCTCGCAAGTCTCCCGCTCTCGCACTTGTGGTAGATGTCGAAACCTGCGGAGGTTTTGGCTCTCCTCATGTGTACGACCTTGGATTTGCGGTGGTCAATCCTAAGACTGCCGAGATTGTCGAATCGCATTCCCTCCTCATTCCTGAAGTGTTCTACGGAATGTCTAAGGAGATGAATACCTGCTACTATGTGGAGAAGCTGCCGCAGTATATCGCGGGTATCGAGGAGGGTTCTTGGACAGTCACGCCGTTCTGGACTGCTTGGAACCTCGTGCGAAACACGATGCGAAAGTATGGTATCCGCAAGGTGTATGCCTATAACTGTGGCTTCGACCGTGGCGCACTTGACAGTACCATTAAGGCGATGACGTGCAACAAGTGGTCGCACTTCTTCCCCAAGGGTACAGAGTATTGCGACATTTGGCATATGGCTTGCCAGACCATCATGAGCCAGCGAAACTTCGTTAAGTTTTGCAACCGTCATGGGTATGTCTCGGATGCGGGAAATATCCGAACGTCTGCGGAGGTGTGCTACGCTTACATTACCAGACAGCCACACTTCGAGGAGTCACATACGGGGCTGGAAGATGTTCTCATCGAAGCTGCCATTCTCGCGCATGTTCTTCGCACCAAGCGCGGCAAGGTGGACGAAAGTCTGACCGCTATGCCGTGGAAGATTCCGCAAGTTGTGCGGAAGGAGATGCAGAGAGCGCAAGGAATGTCAACCCTGTTCTAAAAAAGGTCTCCCGAAAGGGAGATTTTTTTTCTCAAAAAAACACTTGACAAATCTATGGGAAAATGCGCGGCGCGTGGACGCGCCGAAATTTTTACAGTAACACACTGAGCCACTTTTGTCAAGCAAAATCCGCAGAAAAGAAATCTTTTTTTTTTGCCCAAAACCCTTGCTATTGTCAACTAGTCAGCGTACACTAGACCTACAAGAGAACAACCCGTCAACAACAGGAGTTAACATGCCGTGCAAGAAAATCTTCTTCGACCTCGATGGAACGGTCTATCCTCTGTATGACCAAGAGGGATGGTTGGACAAACTTCACGCTAGTGACCCTTCTGCTTATGCGGTCGAAGATACTATGGTCCCCTCGGAGGAACTTCTTGACGCTCTCTGCGACCTCATGGGCGCGGGATATGAAATCGGCGTTATCTCTTGGCTCGCGCGCAACGCCTCCAAAGAATACGAGCAGGAGACACGCGAAGTCAAGAGAGCATGGATAAAGAAGTTTCTTCCTATGGCTTCTGAAATCCATATCGTCCGATATGGCACACCCAAGCAAGGTGTTATCCGCAAGCAGCCACTGGCGATTCTCGTCGATGACGATGCGAACGTGCGCGCGGCATGGTGTCATGGTCTTACAATCGACCCGACCAAGAATCTCATAAAGAGGTTGCGCTCGCTCATCTAGTGTGCTATACTCTATACAACGACAAACAAGAAAGAAGGTTCGACAGTGAAAACCAACGAAATCATATTCGCCGCCGATTGTTCAGAGAACATCATAAATGCTCTGGTGGCGGTGTACCAGAATTCAACATACCAAGGAGGTCAGCATGACCTCACCACTTGCCGCATATGCCATGCGGAGCAAAACTGGGGTGGTAATGGAAGGGGTTGGAACCTAACGCACAAACCTCTGTGGAATGGTCAGCCCTGCCCAGTCGGAACGCTGGAAACTCTTCTCCAAGAGTTTTACAAGGAGGGATAGAGATGGGCAATCCCTGCCAACAATGCAGACTCGACAATGGTAAATGCTCCTACTGGGACGAAGACAACCCCGATAACAACTTCTCACTCTCCACCGGCTATGATGAAGATGGGGATTGTATGGCAGAAGATGCTGACTTCCCCGGCGACATATGCGAGAATTACCAAGCTGACCTCGCGGGAGACTACTGCGACCGCTGCGGCAATTATCTCGGGAGTGAAGATGACGACGAAGAAAGCGAGTGTATCTGCAATGATTGATGTCGCTTGCGCCAACTATAACGGGCGCCATCGTTCTTGTGAGTGTTTCGACCTCGCAAGTGAGGATGACATTTCCAAAATGCTCTGCGACCACTTGGGAACTTGTGATGGATGGGGGAGTGAAACCTCCTGCATTAACTTCAAAGAGGCCGAAAGTTACTTCGAAAAAGATGAAGATGATGAATGCGATGGGAACTGTCCTTGCATCGACCTTTGTGATGAGGGTTCTGGAATGGTTCGAGAGACAAAATGGCCTAAGATCTTCTGAAATGCATCAATTTCATGTAATTATGCATGAAATTGGCCCGCGTGCGGGCCAAAATTTCAAATATCGTGCCAAAACCACCTTTTTTCGCCCAAAACAGCGAAAAATCTTGATTAATCTTCATTTCCCGAAATTAATTTAAGTTTATTTGCTATTTGGGGTTGTTTCTGCCGCAGAATAATGCTACAATGGTTTTGTTGAGAAAGAAGGAAGTGAGGCGGGAGCCTCCAAACGAAAGGCGTGACCATGAACAAGAAGATGACCAAGCGCGAGATGTTCACCGCTGCTATCGCAATTGTTGCGGCTGCGAATGTCCCCGGAACCCCTGCTGTGGTGGAGGGTTTGAAGCACGAGCTGGAGTTGCTCAACAAGAAGTCCGCAGATGGCAAGGGCAGCGCCAAGCACGCTGCCGAGGTTCGTGCCAACATGGACAAGGTTGTGACTGTCCTGTCTGATGAGGGCATCCGCGCCGCAGATGTTGGAACTCTCGCAGACTTCTCGATTCAGAGGACTACGGCCCTCCTGAAGAAGCTTGTGGACAGCGGCGAGGTTGTCAGGGACGAGGTTAAGAAGGTAGCCTACTTCTCTCTCGCGGAGTAAGCAAAAAGGGGAGAGAAATCTCCCCCAATCGCTTGTCCTAGTCGTGCCAATGTGCTACAATGAACTTACAAGAAACAACGAACGCCCTACGGGGCAAGAAGGAGAGTTAGCATGGAGTTTACTGTTATTGACACTTATGACTGCGAAACATCGCGTTTCGACACGTTGGACGCCGCGAGAGCGTATGCTAAATCAGTCGCAGAGTGGCTGGTCGAGAGAGAGTATTTCGGTGAAACAGTCACAATCTCTATGATTGTTCCTTTTGAGGCTTGTGAAACTATCAGGCCGACGCCGGCTCCACCGATTGAGTTCTGCACTTGTCAGACAGTAGTGGTTACCACGACTGTCTGCGGATAGCGAGTCCTACCCTACATTTAAATAAATGGTTAACAGGTAGCTGCTGTTATTAAATGTCAGTTGTAAAACTCAGCCCCGCAGTCTCACCCTGAGGTTGAGGGTGAGATTTGTTGGCTCGCAAGCGAGCCAAAATTTGACAGAAAACATCCTATAGGCATTTTTTGCCTTACCTCGTGACCCTTCTATATAGACTATAAAATTCCCAATATAGACCCCATAAGCCTTATATCGCCTAGCTCAAAAGATTTCTATTGACACTTTTTTTGAAATGTGTTATAATGAGATATAAGGAAAAAGGGAATGCATAAAAGGTGTGTTCCACAGAATAAACAGAGAGGTTCGGTGTATTAAGGTGACGAAGGTTACGAAGCGCAACCAGTTTGTTGCTGTCCAGGAGATCCTGACTGGTCTCGGCGAGACGGATCGAGCAGACTTCATCGGTGCTCAGATTGCTCTTATCGACAAGCGCAAGACTGCAGACCGCAAGCCCACGAAGGCTCAGGAGGCTAATGCTGAGATCAAGGAGAGTATTGTCGAGACTCTCATTGGCTTTGATGGTCTGACTGCGACTGAGGTTGCAGGTACCGAGGACATCTCAGTCCAGAAGGCCAGCCAGCTGCTTACGCAGCTTGTGGCTGCGGAGATTGTTATCCGCGTCGAGGGCAAGGGCAAGGAGAAGACTAAGTTCAGCCTCGCTAATCGTGCGGAGGTTGACGCCGCAGAGTAAGTTATCTTAACCGAGAGGTTCCTCCGAAGTCCGAGGATTAAATAGGCAGGCTCCAGGTCCAGCCTCTCCACAAAGATAAGTTAGTTTTTTGGCCCTTAGTTCTACAAGGGACAGGCCATCCCGCCACGAGTCGCGACTCAGTGGAACTAACGGCTAAAAAGCTAACTTAAAAGATTTTGTTTGACAAAAAATAAAAAATATGTTATAATAGAGATAACGAAAAAAGAAAAATCTAAAAAGGAGCTGCCGCATGCGCTACGATCTCGATGGTAAGAATATCAACATCCCTGACAACTTCATTGACACCAGCATGCACAATCTCGGCATCACTCGTCAGGAAGCTATTGACCTCTACCTGTCAGACAATGACTTCATTACTAACGATGAGATTGTCGCCATGACAGTTAAGGCTAAGGCCGCAGGCACTGGTGCTAAGGCAACGGGGGAGAAAGTTGCCCACAAGGCTCCAGAGCGCAAGCCCGATCTCGTTAAGCGTGCAGTTATTGCTGCCCTTTCTGAATTCATCACGGGCACTGAGCACGTTGAGAATGTCACTATTACCAATATCGAGCGAATGATTGCTTTCGAAATTGGTGGAGATAAGTTCGAAGTCGTGCTTACCAAGAAGCGTAAGCCCAAGGAGTAATTACAATATGGGCCGGATATGACACGAAGTCATAGAAGAGACTTTCCGGGAGTAGGAGATCGGTACCCTACAATTTAATTATACCAGCAGGTCCAGTTTGCGACAGAGTAATGGGGCGGAACGATCATCCGCACTCCTGCTGATATAAAATCTTTTAAGTTGGCTTCTCAGTGGTGACGCGTAACCCGCCGTTGTCTCAGCTCTGGATGGCCATTCAACTGAGCCTTTTCAAAAAAATTTGAGAAGTCAACTTAAAAGATTTTCATTGACAACTTTTCAAAAATGTGTTATAATAAGATATAGAAAAAAACAAAAGAAAGAAATGAGGAATACCATGCGCGAGGTCTTCTACGTAATGCCATGTCCTGGCTCATTCACTCCGATTAATCTTGAAGGTGATGATTTCGTTCGACTCCCTGATGGTGTTCATGCAGCCACAGGTATCGGCACAGTCTTTATCGCTATGACACTTACTGGTCGTGCATTCTACGCCATTGAGGGTTGCCTCGTAATTGTAGACTTGGATGAGGTACTCGACTAATGCATGAGTATAAAATCCTCGTCACAGAGTGGGATTTGTCTTGCGGAGACCCTAACTCTTGGGTGAAGTTCCGCATGACAAATATCTTCAATATTCCAGCAAAGACTCTCGGTGATGCTCTTGGTAGGCTCGCAAAGTCTATGGGTTATGGCATTATCGAGTATGAAGTTCTTGCAATATATTAACCATCAACGTCCTCTCCTATAGACCTGAGACGAAAAGGGTTTAGATTATGGAGGTTAAGGAAAGCTGATGTTTCCCCGGGAAGGATCATCAAGAGTCCCAAGTAACTTGACAGGCTTGGCTTTGAAGTGCGGTCCTTGAATCCGCACACTCTTGAGAGAAAAGGTGCGCGAAGAGTAAACTGCGTTGAATGTGGCTCACAGTCTGGCTGCAGCCTATGGGCATGGTAGGGTAGCGCCTTCACCGGTTAAGAAAAAACGCATCCTGATCGCTGGCCAAATGGGAGGCCCGCAGGATATAGTATTAAAGGTGCGCGATAGGCTTTCAGCGTTAAATGTGGGAAGTCAGGTCCACCCGCAGCCTACGGACTGATCTACCCGTTAAAGTGGATCTTGTGAGTGAATCTCCATTATAAAGAGTTGGGATACTAATTATGGACCCAGCAACCGCCAGTAAGCTTGGGATAGGGATGAAGAATCAGGCCCCAATGCGGTTTGGACGCGTGAGCAGCAGCGAATAGCCATATATTGAGCCTTGGCTGCCACCTATTAGTGCGAAAAGGGAACTCTAAGTGAGTCAATTAGCCTACGACTTTAAATGCGGCTCAGTTACTGCTTGAGGAATAGCTACCTCAGGAAAGCACAGCTTCGTTCCCCTGACTTTTAGCTTAAGATAGAAGCCTAGCACAAACTCAGGTTCCGCAAAGAGTAGAAAAGGTCGGAAAACATATCTTATTGGGTGCTTCCTTCGAGATCCTGATGATAAAAATGAAGGGATCGAAGGACTATATCCCGCAGCTTGGTAGTGGTAGTGGTGTATGGTGCATACTATAAACGAGGTGTGAGGTTCGAATCGTCCCTATGACAACGACCACCTGTCTTCGAAGCAGGTGGTCTAGCTACGATTATACCACAAAACCTGCACAATGTCAAGTTTTTTCTTCGACTTTAGTTATTGAATCTTTTTTTCTAAAATTCCCGAAATAACAGAAAGCCCTAGTCTATAAAAGACTAGGGCTTATTTTTATACTTTTGATTCTGTATCTTCAAGTTTAATTGGACTAGACTCAATAGTAAGATTATCTATATGATGTATGTTCCAAGTAGCAGGGTCATTATTATCTGAATCTAAAACCTCAGCTATGCGGACTTGGGGTATATATTTAGCATCCCCAGACATCTCCATCATAGCTTGTATATTCTTATAAGCATTAGGTCTACTGAAGAAGGCTCCGCAGAATATCTCCTGTTTAACCTTATTTTCATTGTCTAAAACAAGAGCATAGGCAATGTAAATCTTTTCCATTGTCATAAAGCCTCCTAAATTTTAATAAAATGTGCATCAGTATACCCAAGAGGTAGTTTACCTTAGAAATTGGAAATGAGATTAGAATTATCTATATTAGAGAGGAGAAAAGTATTTCAAAAAGGAGACGAATACGGTAAAAAATTAAAGTGAAAGTTGATAGGGACTAGTCCTCCACACCCTCCCTATTAGGGAGATTTGTTAACATTTTAGTCTCCAGGAGCCTTATACATTCCCCTACCACTATATTTTCTTACTCTATAACTTCCATTACCTAGTTTTACTACATTATCTAGACAAGAGTGAGTATTAATAGTAGTAGGATTTTGCCCCCATTTATATAAACCATTAGGTTCTTTTATCTTAATCCTAGCTATAACATAGGGAACTCCATGATCATGTCTTATATCAGTAGCTTCCATACCTTCAGTACCATAGCATTTTCCATCTATAGTAATATAAATCTTACCTTCTAATTTAATCTCCACTACTTTACCTGCTCAACAGAAATATCACTAACAGAAAGTCCCCATTCTTCTTCTTCAAGAGGAATAACTTCATCTCTAAAATATTCTTCAATTTGTTCTCTAATTAAATCTTTACCTATTCCAACAGGACTAAAAAATTCTACAGTATATTTATACACATGTTTTGCTTCACTCATTTTAATTCTCCTGTTCCACATTATCTGGCCCTGCAGTATGCGTTCCTTCATCTCTAGGATGTCTTTCATTTTCATCACTTCTATTAATATAATTAGGTTCATCAAGAGACCAAGCTAAATCTCTAAGTCTAATAACAAAATCAGTATTAGTATTTTCTTTATATACATAAATTAATCTTTCAACTAACCATTTAAGAAAATCACTATCTGTCATGTCTGTATGAAGTTTTACCATTTATCCCACCGCACTATTATCAGTATACACAAGAGTAGCTTTCCATCTATTAGTATCAAGATAAATCGGCTCTACAAAACCACAAGAGTAACCAAGATTAACAGGAATTCTCAATGATTCTACATCTAATATGTGCGGCATTATGTCCCCATCTTCAATTTGGTCAGTCATATTCCTCAAATATCTAACCAGTGTTGCTTTACCTAACTCTTCCATATTAGCCATTAAAAATCTCCATTCTTATGAATATCAGTTCTATTTTGTAATAGAGCTTTATATACAATCTTTGCTATTCCTTTGTCTATAAATTCAATACTATAGTCACATCCAGAGATAGGAGAGATAGCTAATCCATGATTCTTTAAGATACCCATGTCATCATCTATAGGAATAGGATCAGACCAAGTTTCTTTAGCAACACTTTCACCTAAGCTAACTTCCCACATATTTTCTTTGGTTCTAGTGAATTTAATAATATCCATAGTCTCCCTATTCTCTCAAAAGGAACAATTTATATAGTTACAATCAATAAGATTGGTGATTCATTATAACTATATTATAACACAAATTTTCTATTCTGTCAATTAAATAAGATTAGAAATTACTTCCAAAGACTAGCCTAAAATCATAAAAGTTAAATCGAGTCGGTAAGATATATTTCATCATGATGAACGAGCCCGAAGGGCGAAGTTCTGCAAATGATGAATTATATCGCCTCTATTATTAAATGAACTGTCTTTTTAACAGATTGACTTTTCTTAACAAACTACCTACATTTTTTTAACATTTTATCTACTTTTTTTTAACACTTTATCATAGGATATTTGTTATGTCAGTCACATACTTCTTTGTTTTCCATACTCCTTTCTTTGTAACTCTCTCATCTCTATGCTTTAGTAAGCCTAAGTCTTGAAGTTCATCTAAAGCATCTATAAGAATATGAGAATTATTGCTTGTATTAGTAGAGATACCAATTTCTTCTTTGATTTTGCTAGTATGATACAATATTTGATTTTGTTTATAAGATAGTTCACAAAATCTTACATACATACTAATAATATGCGGAGTATTTGTCTCTACTAATTTAACTAATACATCATTTGGAACTAAATAAGCAAACTCATTACCAATTAATAGTAATTCAAATTTACTTAGCTTCTTCAATCCCACTAAATACAAATCTTGCAAATTCTTAAATCTCATACTTGCAGTTTGTCTAGATATGTTTAACGCGGAAGCTAATTTCACAAAACTCACATCACTAGCATTTACATATCTGCGTCCATCTCTCATTGGTAGACTGATAGATTGCAAATATCCATACATTAAATCATTATAGAGTTTGTCTGAAGTATACTCAACACTACTAGGTATTTGCCTAGAATTTGGTCTAATAGATAATCCCATCAGTCTCCTTTCTACTATTATCGTAATTCTATTATACAATAATTTTTGAAAGGTGTCAAATTATCTACTTTTTCTTAACAAACTATCTACATTTTTTTAACAGATTATCTACATTTTTTTAACAGTTTGCTTACTTTTTCCTAACAGTTTGCCATAGTTAGTATAATCGAACTTATCTTGCGGCAATAGGTTCTTCCACTCATATTCGGTGAAACTATAATTCTCTATCCAAGTATAAGGCTCTTCTCCAAAATCTATATAACTATGCGGAAAAAGCTCTTGAACACTATAGTAATAAACAGGAGTAAACATTTTTTCTTTCTCTACTATTTCTCCGCTAGACATAATTTTTCCTCTAAAAGTTGCTTTATACTTAATAACTCTTATATCTCCAATTTTCATATTTATCTAAACCTTTCTCCTTTAGGTTGATTATCTATATACCATAAGAAATTTTCTAATTCCATCCATAAACCTTTGTCTGCGGCCCCACCTTGCTGGAGTAATTCTGGCCGCAATTCAAACATATAATAGAAGTATTTATCTCCATCTATACCTGCAACTTCTCTTTCGCAGCCTTCATAATCAGTACACCAACTACCAATGGGGCGAGTAGGACAATTCTCACTTCTACAATTCTTACATCTGGTTCTTATATACCGTAACATTTACTCGCCTCCATTCTTTTCTTTAGTGTAACATAATTTTTCATTAGTGTCAAATCGAACTTCGACGAATTTACGAGAATTACGTGTCCTTATTCCGATTTTGGCTATTTTTTCTGTTTAGGATAATTGTTAAAAAAAAGTAGATAAAAAGATTGTTATTGACATCCTTTTCATTTTGTGTTATAATAAGGTAACGAATAAATAATAAAGAGAAAGAGGCATTCTGTGAGCAATTTGACCAAGCAGCTTAAGCAAGAAATAGATTCAATGTCTTATGAGCAACTGCTTAGTAAAT